TATCAGTCTAATATACAGTCACTCAACATTATTCAATCTATCTATTAAGATTACCAATAATCTTATTTCCGAATTAAATAAGAGGAGAACTCATGAACAATCTGTTAAAAGAGGCAATTGCAGATGCTAAAGCTGTACGTGAGACAGCAATGGCAAATGCTAAAATTGCATTAGAAGAGGCATTCACTCCCCGTCTTCAAAGTATGTTATCCGCTCGTTTAGCTGAAGAGGCTGAAGAGGATACAATGGAAGAAGAAGAGGAAGAAATGGAAATGTCGACTGAAGGCTACGAAAACAATGAAGATGGTACACCAGATCCGGGCCCGGCTATCGAAGAAGAAGAGGAAGGATCTGAAGATTTAGATCTTGAATCTATCATTCGTGAATTGGAAGGCGAAATGGAAGAGCCTACCATGGAAGAAGAGGAAGAAGCTGATGCCGAAGTATCAGTAGAACCTGCCATGGAAGAGGAAGAAGATGTTAACATCGAAGAAATCATTCGTGCGCTTCGTGAAGAAGATGATGACACTGAAGAGGAGCCGGTAACCGAAGGCGAAGATGAAGACGAAGATCCTGTAGCTGAAGGCGAAGAGGAATCTGACGATCTTAAAGAAGCTTATCGTGTTATTCGCTTTATGAAGTCTAAGCTTAACGAAGTAAATCTTCTTAATGCTAAATTGTTATTTTCAAACAAGTTATTTAGAAACTATTCGTTGAACGAATCACAAAAAATGAAAGTTATTGAAAACTTTGATCGCGCGGCATCAATCCGTGAAGTAAAATTAGTTTATAGCACTTTATGTGAATCATTTGGCAGCGTAGGCGCTAAGAAAAAACAACAAATTAAAGAAAGCTATGCTTCAAAGCCAGCCGGCAAATCTACAGCTCCTAAGAAAGAAATTCTTAGCGAAGGATTTGAATTGGCAGCTCGTTGGAAGAAATTAGCTAATCTTAAGTAAAAAACAAAGAGGAATCAAAATGAATTTAAATTCTTTATTACCTCATGAAGCACAAGCTACCCAGCATTCAGCAGCTTTAGCCCTTGAAAAGAAGTGGCAAAAGACTGGTTTGTTGGAAGGCATTGCTAATGAGAATGACCGTCGTGGTATGGCTGTACTTTTGGAAAACCAAGCTAAGCAATTGGTAACAGAAGCTAACGCTACTACACAAAACCAAGCTAACGCTGAGCAATGGGCTGGCGTAGCTTTACCATTAGTTCGTCGTATTTTTGCAGAAATTGCTGCAAAAGACTTCGTTAGTGTACAACCAATGAATCTTCCATCAGGACTTGTGTTCTTCTTGGATTTTAAATATGGTACTGCTCAAGGTACTAATGGTCTTAATACTGCAACTGGTAATGACTTTTTAACTGGTCAGGGTCGTACATCACAAGCTGACTCTGTATTCGGTGTTACTGATGCAGATCGTGGTACCAGCGCTCCTAGCGAAGGTCTTTACGGTGCTGGTCGTTTCGGATATACTATCAACGATGTTAATGCTATATTAGGAGCAACTGATTATAACACAGGATCTTATAATCCATTTACTAATACATTTACTGCCGGTGCTACAAACTTAACAGGCGCTAACTTAGACTTATTTACAAACTTTAATTCTGAGTTTTCTGCATCTGCAGCTGTTAATAGCCAAACATTCCAAGTATTACAGGTAGGTACTGGTTCATTGACTACTCCAGATTTGAAAGGCGTTCGCGCATATAACGTTTCTGGATCTGGATTTACTAACGTATTCCCAGAATTTACTATCACAAAAGGTGCTTATATCTATTTCTTAGTACAGACTGCTGCTGCTACTCCAGCAATTCCGATTGCAGCTAACACTGTAGAAGTAGTTTATCATAAGCAACCTAACGATCAGACTCGTGGTGATTTTGAAGATAATAGCGGTTCTGCTTTAGCTGATACTACTGCTATTCCAGAAATTAATTTGGAACTTCGTAGTGAGGCTATTGTTGCTAAGACACGTAAGCTGAAGGCTGTATGGTCACCTGAATTCGCGCAAGACCTTAATGCTTATCATAGCATTGATGCTGAAGCTGAATTGACTAGCATGTTGTCAGAATACATTTCGCAAGAAATTGATCTTGAACTCTTAGACATGTTGATTCAAAATGCTCAAACAACTGAGCGTTGGTCTGCACGTATTGGTTATGTATTTGATGCATCAACTAATACATTCGTAGACGGTGCTACTGCCGGTCAAGCTTATAACCAAGGTACTTGGTTCCAAACTCTTGGTACTAAGATCCAAAAAGTAAGCAATAAAATTCACCAATTGACCATGCGTGGTGGAGCAAACTTCTTAGTATGTTCTCCAAGCGTAGCAACTATCCTCGAGTCTATCCCAGGATATGCTGCTGATACAGATGGTGATAAGATGCAGTTCGCAATGGGTGTACAGAAGATTGGTTCTATTAATAGCCGCTTCCAAGTATACAAAAACCCATATATGACTGAAAATACAATTCTGATGGGTTACCGTGGTAGCCAGTTCCTGGAAACAGGTGCTGTATATGCTCCATATGTACCATTGATTATGACTCCATTAGTGTACGATCCAACTAACTTTACTCCACGTAAGGGTGTGATGACTCGTTATGCTAAGAAGATGTTACGTCCAGAATTCTACGGTAAAGTATTTGTACACGCTCTCAACCGTGTATAATCGTAAC